GCAACCGCTCTTTCTAATCTTTGTTGTTGGATATCGAGTTTGATTTCTTCATCAGAAAAACCAAAAATATGTTTTTTCGCCCAAGTCGCTGAAGTAGGTGCCAAAGAGTTTGGAATTTCAGTAACAAGATCTTTATAAAGTAATACTTTTTCTTTCCAAACATCCACCATTAATAAATCCGCTTGTTTTGACGGATTTGTTAGCCCAAGGGTAAAATTTTGTAATTCATCTTCGAACCCCAATAAAAACAAATGAACAATTGCAATCTTATTCAATTCTGCAATCATTGCTTTTTGTATTTTATTAATAGTTCTTGCAAATCTAATATCTTGTAAGGACAGATTTTTTCCATCACCTACAACTTCTTCGAAACCTAAATATGCTTTTGGTACCCTAAGAGCCGTAACCAGTTTTTTCTGAATATATTCAATATCTGCAATTTCAGAAAGGTTAGTACCACCAGGAAGAGTTGTTATCGGTTCTGGGGCTGCCATATCTCTAACTGGAACAAAATAATCTTGATCTACCGCCATTTGATTAAATCTTAAATCAACATTTCCTGTATTTTTATCTACAATTTGATCTCGTTTGAATTTATTTGCAACTCTTTGTACGTATGGTTCAATATCTTTGTCATCCATATTTCCAACAAAAACTTTAAATATCCTTCTTTCGGGTGCTCTTGATGTACGATAAATTAACATTGCATCTTCTGATAACATTAATTGTTTCCAAATTCGTCTGGCTTTTTCTAACATCGAGGTTCCATAAGGTAATTTCCTATCATCACCCAACAAACGAAAGTGGGCGATCTCAAAAGAATTGAACTCCATATTTTTTGCTTTCCAATTGAACTTCAAACCTTTTGATTTAGGGTCTACTTCAGCATTTACTGATTTTGCTTCCATTCCTCTTTCCAATCGTTCAATTTCAATATTTGGTAATTGCATACATCCAACAATACCTCTTTCAGGATCCAATTTTAAATAAACAAAATTATCTCCATACTTACAAGTGTTTCTTGTCCACATTTGTAAATTAGTATTGATGTCCAGTGCATTATCGAACAAGTCAGTTAGTATTTGTCTGATCCTTTTGGACTCGGAATAAATTTGTAGGATTCTACCGTCTTGGTCTGCTGTTGTGGATTCTTCCGCATATATATCTAATGCTGTTGATATTTCTGGGGTAAACTCCATAGATTCATAATCATAAAATGAGGCTAATCTTGTTGGTTCGTAATAAACCGCTTGAGTATAAAGATTATTTTCAATTTTAGTCCATTGACCGGATAAATATAAAGATTGTTGTGCTTGAAGTTTTTCTCTTTCGTATTCTTGTTTATCTGTTGTCCTAAGAAGAGTTTTTTTATCAATATTGTATGTTGGTAAATCTTGATTCAACATAGAATTTGGTCCTAGAGTTTGGGACAATCTTTGCCATAGAGTCAGATTCTGATTATTATTATTTTCCATGTATTAAAGTTAAGTTCTTAAATAAATATTTCAATAGTTTAAACATAAATTATACTCTCGTGGGTGTTGGTGTGGGTGAGGGTATTGGAGTTGGAGTTGGTGTGGATGAGGGTGTCGGGGTGGGATAAACTCGATTTTCCCTTGTATCTTTTTTTAAATCGGGAGGAAATATTTTGGAAGGATATGGGGGCACACCTTCCACGATTAACTTGGAGTTAAGTAAAATGTTTGTTCTCCTTCTAAATGTTAATCCCATATCTATTAATTTTTACCAAATAACCAACCATATTTTTCATAGTCTTGTCTGCTTGGTCCACTATTATTTCTGTTATATCTATCGTTACTGACGTTCATGTTAGGAATTGCCGGATCAAAATGCATTTGTTTAGAAACATTATCATTTGAACTTATTGTCCAAGACTCCAACATAACTTTTGTTTGTTCAGTAACTTTTTCTAATTTTGCAAACGACGATTCACCAACATAAAGTGCCATGGATATTCCCATTATCAAGTCGTCATGTTGACCTTTTTGATGATCTGGTCTTCCATTTACATATACAAAGGTGTTCATTTCATTGTAAAGTCGAACACTTCTAATTTTAAATTTGTGTCTGACAGATTCTTCAAATGCCGCAATAATTTGAACTCTTTTAGAATTAAAATTAATTCCTGGGATTTTTTCTCCGACTCTTGGATTATAAGACCAAGGATTGAGAGTGTCAACCCCATCTATGTATAGATTTTTATACCCTAATTCTTGAAGTTTTCTTACTGTGGTGATTCCCATCCCCCCGGTAATATCAACTACGATAAAAGTACTATACATAACGCCCCATTTATATGCTATTTCCGCCAATGTGTCCGGGGGTATTTTTCCAACGTATTCTAAAACTTGTTCTCTATCGTCAAAATCAACTATTTGAATCGAGGAAAAATCTTCACTATCACCACGAGAAACATCAATACCCATTATATATCGATGTCCTTGTATTGGTTCTTTCCAAATCCAAAGAGAATTACCCATTAACTTAGTTGTGGGTTCTTGTAATGAATCGTTTTTTATTTGGTCTAATTGAAGTGCGTCGAAAACATTATCCCCAGAACCTAAAAATTCACAATTTAATTCTTGGTTTATTTTTCTTTTATCATATTTAAGTTTTTTGACCATTTTTTCATACCATGTAGAACAAGGTTTGTATCCTTGACTGAAAAAATGTTGTAATTCTTCATAGTCTCTTTCATAAGCACTTACATGGGAAAATGAAATATTTTTTGACTCATCATAATCTTCTCTATTCAAAAGGTAATGAACAATGTCATCTGTAGGTACAAGATAAAGGTCTTTTGTATATCTTGGATCCCTGTACCAGAACATTTCAGAAATCTTAAATTGATTCATTCCCTTTAATGCCTGATCATAGATTTCGTAATAAATTGGATCATATCCATTTGGAGTAGAAATAACAATTACTTTACCCCCTGTTGATAATGATGCCATACACGCAGCCCAGAAATCATTGTCGGCCTCGATAAAAGCGGCCTCATCAAAAACTAGAATAGTTGGTGTAAAACCACGTAAAGCGTCTTTTGAGGTTGCAACTGCCTTAACTTCAGATCCATTAACCAACTTATAATGTCTTTGTGAATTTTTTTCGGGTGCAAAACCAGCACCAACCCAACTTGGCCATTGGTCAATAAAGGCTCTGATTTTATTTGCCATTTCTTGTGAAGTGTCAAGTTTGTTTGCAATAATCAGAATTTTTTCTGGTTGTATTTTTTTTGCAAATACCAACCTTTTTGAAATCCAAGCCGCGGTTACGGTCGAAACACCTGCTTGCCTATATTTCAATGCAATATTTTCTTCATATTCCTCATAATCATTCAATAATGATACCTGATCTGGAAAAAGTTCTAATGGTACATAACGAGAAACCGTATTATCATAAGTTTGTAAATACGTTCTTAATGCGTAAGGTGTATTTTTCATACACTTCGCATATTCTAACATTACTTGTTCTTTAGATAAACCCATTTTCTATAAATATAAAACCCCCTAATTATTTTTAAATAAAAGGGGGTCCTGTTTTTTTATTTATTAAATTTTTTAGACAAATCTTTTAGTAATCGTTTTCTTCATCATTTTGACCATAACTATCATAAATTCTTACCGCTTCATCATAGAATTCTCTAAATTGTTTTTTTGCACGTTCATTATCCGAAGGATTTTCAGACATAATATTATTTACAAGTTTGTGAAATGCCTCCACTTCCATACCATAAAACAATTTTTTGAAATCTATAACATATTTGAAACCTTGAGGTTCTCCTAGTTCTGTTGGTATTAAAACATTTAGTTTTTGTTGTAATTTCATCAACCTGAAATTCATGGGTTCATTTTGTAATGTATCAGTTTGCGAAATAATATCGGTCGCAGTTCCGGGATCCATATCTTTCCATTGACTTCTAGCGGGTAGCATTTCAAAAACCTTAAAAAGTTCATGTAATAAAATTGGAAAAATTAATCCATTTGCTTCCCAGGTTTGGATACCCTCTCTAGAATCTTGTTCATCTTCATCTTCATCCTCATCATCAGAATCTGGTAAATTAATATTATTTAATTTTTTCGCCGAACCAGAGGCATTTCCACCTAACATTTCTATTAAATCTTCATTCATAAAATACATTAAATCATTTGCCGACATAATTTTATTATATAAACTAAAAAGTTCAGGATTAATTGCGTCTAATTGATTTTTGTAATAGAGATAGTAAAATTGACCTCTCTTTCCAGCAGCACCAATGAAAATATTAATTACATTCCTTTTATCAATTTCTAATTGTTTTTTTTCTTCTGGAGTTAACTCATCAATATCGAAAGAAAAATTTGGTGGTATAGGGAGTGGTGTATTTTCTTTTGGTGTCATTTGGAATTGTTCGGGTGAAATGGGTTGTTCAGAACCAAAATATGTTAAAAGATTAATATCAGGTAACAAATACAATTTTCCCCCCTCATAGTCCATTTTTTCAATAGTTCCGTCTTCCAAACCTTGTTCGAGAGTGACTGGGTCATTCGCATAAAATATTACGTTACCATTTTCATCCTTGATGTCTTCTTGTCTAACCGGCATCCATCCTTGGAATGTAGAAGCAATCTCAACTGCCAAATCACGTAATTTTTCTTTATTTCCAGATTCGATTGATAAGACTCGTCTTAAAGCGGATTGAAAATCAGTCATGATTGCGGAAGTTAAAGTAGTCCCTCTGAAATCTCCTTGGATATTATAATATTCTTTTACTTTATCAACCACTTCTTTGAACCTTTCTGATGCCAAATTCTCAACATCTGAAATACCTCTTTTAAATGATTTGTTTTTAGCATATATTCCCTCTGGATCTTCAATTTTTTGTTGGGATCTTGGGTGTGGTCTTTCTTGATAGTCACCAAAATCCATCGGTGCCTCCAACATCACTTTTCTAATCGCTCTTCTAATTCTTGCGTTCATCATAACCTAAATTTTTAAAAACATTATTTAATGCAAACATGAAATCATTTTTTTCAAGTCCAGAATCTGATTCACCCATTTCCTTACCCATAGAAAAAACTTTTCCAATTGGTTTTTTCATTTTCTGAGTTTTACCAATTTTATTCTGTATCGAAGACATAATTTCTTTTTTGGTCATTTTAGGTGTAAGATAACTCTCAACCATTTCCACAATCGAATCTTCCAAAAATTTTTCAGTAACCTCATCTTTGTTCTGAGGCATTGTCTCATAATCTTTTTTAGTGGTTTTACTAGAAAATTCTTTTGCTAATGAACACCACTTACAGTTTTTATTTTTACACTTGTTACAACGTGCCCAAAATAAACCTTGTTGATCTTTAGATTGGAATTTTTCTGTTACCTCATTTTTATTTGAATCCATTGATAAAGCGACTGCTGTATTGGGATCTATCTTACCGGATGCCTCTAAACCCACTGCTAAGTCTTCCATACCATTTTCTTCCAAATTCGTTTTGACATTACCGGCATCGTCCATGATTCCTTGATTTTTCGCAAAAGCAACATCTTTAGGATTTTTTGGATCAATTTTTATTTCAACCTCGTTTCTTTCTTTTTTAGAATATTTTTCCGATAAAAGTTTTATTTGATTCACATTTAACTTGGAAACAAAACTCAGAGGTAACCCACCCTCCAAAAGAATTTTTATACTATTTTTAATGTTCATATACTACTTTTTTTTCAAATTCTAAGACAATGTCTCTTTCATAAAGTTTATCTTTTATTTGTTGTTCTTCCTCGCCAAAATGAAAAACTAGTCTTTTTGTTATCGAAAAGTCAAGATTATCGTTTTCTTTTTCCCAACCCAATGCTAAAACACCATCCATACAATCAACGACAGAAAAAACATCAGAATCTTGAACTAAATCGAAGGATATTCCCCCCTTATTTAGTACACCCACTCTAGTAATGTATTCAATGTCAGGTGGATGTGGATATCCATTCGCTGGTCTAGATTCCCAATTTTCACCCCACACTTCTTTAGTTTCTGAAAATATAAATTCATAAATGTTGTCACCTTTAAAATTAGGACCAAGTCCATTTATGTATATTAAATAATTCACAAAATATTTCCTTTGGGGGTTATTTTAAATTCTCTGTTACTAGTTCTAAAAACTAAATTATTTTTGTTAGTTTTCCCCATGAATGTTGCGTGTGGGAATTTTTCCATCAATTTAATCGCATTTCTTTCTTGGGACACACTTTCAGATAATTGTTGAATTCTATTTTTTTGTTTATCTGTGTTATCAAAATATTTGGAAATTATTGAGTCAACTGTAGTTGATTCCATGAATCTATTTTTCTCGAATGTGCGATTCCTTTTTCTAGCCCCATGTTTAATGTGTTGTTTTTCACCAGTACCTTCACACCAATCACACATTGCATCTGTTTTTTCATCATGACCTGAACCATTACAATGATCACACACATCTACTTCAAAATCACCAAATTCATCTAATTCACCCATTTTTTTCATCATCTCACCTTGGTGTTTCATAGACACTGACTTACCAATTGCACTACCCAAATTCATAGTTTCCATCATTTCACCACCTGTGGGGGGAGTTGGTATTGGTGGTGTCACCGAACCATCGAGACCTAATTTTGACATGTCATAATCCATATCTTCTTCTGGTACTTTTCTTGAATTTTCCGTATCTTCAATTCCTTCTTCACTAGAGAACTCGTCGTCAGAATCTGATTCTTCATCATTACCTTCTAATTTATTTAAGATATCATCAACATCATCATCAGATAACTTAGTTAAATCCAAAGAAGATAATACTGAGTTAATAACCCACTTTACATTATCTGTCGTCATTGCTTCTTCATCCTCAGAAGAAAATTGTCTAATTTTCTGAGTCAATTTACCAACCATTTTTTGAATTGATTTATAAGTAACAACTTCTTCACCCTCGTTTGATCCCATCTCGGAACTATCCGGTTCTGGTGTTTCAAAATCAAAATCAGTTTCTTCGGTATCAGTTGTTTCTTCCGTACCTATTTCTGATCCTAAATCTGTTCCCATATCTGTTCCCATTTCAGGAGATGGTGTTGTGTCCATCGCTGGTTCTGGTGCGGGTGCTGGAGGAGCAGGAACTGGAGGTGGAACTTGTGCTTGTGGTTGGGGTTTTGGTTTAGGAGTTGGTGCTCCTTGTTCACTCATTTCAGATTTTTTATATTTTAAAAAATATTTGTTTTTTTGACGTTCCTCAATTTCGTTTTCAAAAATGTTTGTACCGACAGTATTTTCATTAACCATGTTTAACTCTTTGGCCATGAAATTTAATTTTTTAAGTGCGGTTGAGTAAGAACCAAAGTATTCCCTATTTTTCATTGGGGATATATATTCACTATGAGATTCGTTTAATTTTCTTTTAATAACATAACCACCTTTTTCTTTTTCAATTTGGTATGTGTTTCCGTCCGCTAATTCCACAGAATAATTGACAGAACTTGATTCATTTACATTTTGTGGAACGTTCTCATTGTATCGTGCAATTTGCATAATACGATTAATTTTTTCCATTCCTTGAAGTTTTTCACTTCCTACAGGTCTAAATCCTCCCATAATGTTTTTTTGTTTTTTAGATTAATTTTTTCTTTATAAATATAGCGATAAATATAATTATGTGGATATGTTAGATATTATTGTTTCATGGACAATTTTTTATCTATCATTTTAGTTGGGTAATCATAGAGTTTTTCAATGTAACCGTTTCTCCTAAGAACTTTGAAAACTAAATTTTCTAAACTCATCTCCCCACCTTTTTCAAGACCACAGTTCCTGAACTTTTTTAATTTTTCTTTATATTTTTTAATCAAGTCCTTAATTTCCTCTGGGTCCTCATCCTCAATATTATCCAAAACACCATCAATTATAGACATCCATTGTCTTGATTTTTCCTTCAAAAGTTCGAAATCAATTTGGTCAGAACTTTCTTTTTTTGGAACACTAATCCATTCGTCAAATAATATAGAATAAACCCCACTACTGAACGTTGTTTCTTTTTCGCTCTGAACAAAACATTCAACGTCATAACCAAAAAATTTAATATTGTGTTTTTGATTGAAAATAACTTTTTTGAGATCAAAAAATTCCACGTAAAGTTCCTTTTGGTTTTCGGCAAATTGATCATAATCAACAACCACATGAAGATCTATATCGGAATATTCGGACCAATTGTAATTTACTAAAGATCCGATAATAATTAAATCAGAAATTACAACGTCAACTCCCAAAAATGAAATAAATTGATTTGAAATTTCTAATAATTTTTCTCTTACTTCGGGTCGTATTTTATAATTTTCCGCACTATCTGTTTTAGAACCTTTTTTATCGAGATACCAAACTTTGGAATTTAGGTCTTTTTTTGGTATAAAACTTTTAAGCAATTCTTTTTCCATCAATAATAAATACCAAAATATTCATTAAGTTAATTTTTTGTACTTAAAAGTTTTTGATATTTCCTTATTAAAAAAGTTTCCATGAGATTTTGCACTTCTAAATGAAGTATAAAGTTGGTGCGGTACTTCATCATATTCATACCTTATCCCATTCTTAAATTCTACAACTAATTTTTTAGTGATTGTATCATATTCTGTTTTCACTAAATTTGAAGATTCAATTTCATTAATAATCTTCGTACCCAAAATAATTTCTTTTAGTATTGCCATGTTTTTTATTTTAAAAATATGAACTTTAAAAAAAAAATCCACCCTATAGGTGGATTTAATAATTGGGATATATATTTTTTATTTAAGTAAATTGATTACTTTTTTTTCTTTTTCTTTTTTAAAAGGAAAAAATATTTCTAAAATCCCATCTCGAAGATCTGCTTTAATTTTTTCCTGATCATATTTTTCCCCAATTGTATATTTTTTTGAAATTGTGGACTTTGAAACCGGGGATCCGGACTCAAAATTTAGTTCCCTTTCCCCCTTAATTAAAAGATGATTGTCCTTGACCTCAACACTAAGGTTATCTTTATTATATCCAGGAACTTCAATACTAAAATAACTCCCCGACTCCGAATGATGAAGTTCGGGTGTATTCAAGTTTTTTAAATTTTGACTCATTTGATAAAAGTCATCATAAAATAATTTAAACATTTTTTTTTATTTTTAGGTTTATTTTGTTATTTTTGTTCTCGAAAATTGTTCCATTGTGTGGAAAGTGTCATATTGACACTTATATTCTTATTTGAGTGACAAATTGACAAATATGGACTTTATTAATATTTTAAATTATATTTAAAAAAAACAAAAAATTATGATTGAGTTAGGTGATGAAAACGAGAAAAGAAATAAAAAAAGTGAATCAGGTACACCAGTACTAGATAATTTTAGTAAAGACCTGTTGAAGTTGGCAGAACAGGGTAAATTGGATCCTGTAATTGGAAGAAAGTCTGAGATTTTACGAATTGCACAAATTCTATCAAGAAGAAAGAAAAATAATCCAATTATTATCGGTGAACCTGGGTCGGGAAAAACAGCAATAGTTGAGGGTCTCGCGATGTTGATAAAAGAGGGTGAGTGTCCCAAAAATCTTTTAGATAAAAGAATTCTTTCCTTGGATATTAATTCATTAGTTGCTGGTACCAAATATCGTGGTCAGTTTGAAGAAAGAATGAAAGTAATTATCGAGGAACTTAATCAAAATCCTGATATTATAATTTTTATTGATGAGATTCACACCATGGTTGGAGCCGGAAATAGTTCTGGTTCTTTGGATGCCTCCAACATCTTAAAACCGGCACTCTCAAGAGGTGAAATTCAGTGTATTGGTGCAACAACACTTGACGAATATAGAAAACATTTTGAAAAGGATGGTGCTTTAGACAGGAGATTCCAAAAAATTATTGTAAGTCCATCCACTAAAGATGAAACATTTGAAATTTTGAAACAAAGTAAATTAAAATATGAAGACCATCATAAAGTCACATATGATGATAACACTTTACGATTATTTGTTGAACTTGCGGATCGTTATATCACTGATCGAGAGTTTCCGGATAAAGCGTTCGATATCTTGGATGAGGTTGGTGCTAGAATGCAAATAGATATCAAACTTCCTGAGGTTATCGAAAATCTTAAACAAGAGGCATCCGACATCAAAAAACAAAAAATGGAAGTCATCAAGAAACAAAATTACGAACAAGCGGCGGAGTTACGTGATAGAGAAAGACAAGTTTTAGGTTTGTTGGATGAAGAAAAAAAGAAATTCGAACAACAACTTAAAAATAGTAAAAGACCTATCGGAGAGGAATTAGTCTATGAAGTAGTCTCCAATATGACTAAAATTCCGGTTTCTAAAATTAACCTGGATGAGAAAAAATCTTTAGTTGATCTTGATAAAAATTTAAATGGAAAAGTTATAGGTCAGGAAGATGCAGTAATTAAGATTACCAAATCCATCAGAAGAAATAGAATTGGTATAAAAGATCCAAATAAACCAATTGGTTCTTTTATATTTTTAGGATCCACCGGTGTAGGTAAGACATTTTTAGCAAAACAACTTGCCAAAGAAATATTTGGAAGTGAGGAAAATCTAATAAGAGTTGATATGAGTGAATATCAAGAAAAACATACTATTTCAAAGTTGATAGGATCACCACCAGGATATGTAGGTCATGACGAAGGAGGACAGTTAACAGAACAAGTTAAAAATAAACCTTATTCTGTAATTTTGTTTGACGAAATAGAAAAGGCACATAAAGACATTTTCTCAACATTACTACAAATATTAGATGACGGACATGTAACGGATTCTTTGGGTAGAAAAATCAATTTCAAAAACACTATGATTATTATGACATCTAATATCGGTGTTAAAAAATTACAAGATTTCGGAACGGGTGTTGGATTCAAAAGTTCGAATAGTGAGGCAGTGCAAGAAGAACATAGAAGAGATGTTCTTAAAAAAGAATTAAGTAAGTTCTTTGCCCCTGAATTTTTGAATAGAATTGATGACGTTGTTATTTTTAATTCACTTAGAAAAGAACATATTGATGTTATTACAAAATTGGAAATCGATAAACTATTAGAAAGAGTGACTTCTAAAAATTACTTTTTCTCTTACGATCAAAATGTAATTGATTTAATATCTGAAGTGGGGTTTGATGAAACATTTGGTGCCAGACCCATCAAACGAGCAATTCAAGATAAAATTGAAGATTTGATTTCAGAAAAAATCCTCACGGATGAAATTGTGGAAAATCAAGAATATGTTTTAGTTGTGGAGGGTGAAAAAGAAAATAGAAAAATTTCAGTCTTAACTAAAGAGATTCCTAAAACAACCAAAAAGAGGACATCAAAAATTAAATAAAACTATACGTCTTTTTGGGTCCAGGTTATTTTATTTTTTGTTTCTTTAGCCATTTGATTCATGTGATTTTTAAATGAATTGTAGAAACTTGTAGGTATTGTTAAACAAATCTTTTTCTTTTTAACTTTACCTTTTGGTACATTTCTAAATAAATCTCGTCTATCTACATTTGTATTATCCCCAGCAACACCTTGTATTGGTAAATTTAAGTTTTGTTCTCCAGTTATTGCCGCGGAAACATATTGTTCTTTTACTGCTTCAGGACTATTCATTACTGTTGCTTTACCAACTTTTGTCGTTCCTGGGGTAATTACTACTCTAGAGTCGGTGATGTTTTGTTTAATATAAGCGATTAAATTATCACGTCTTCTTGCCGCTAATGCATTATTATCATATCCAGATGTTGACCCAACGGCTGATGCACCACCACCAACAACAACAGAAACTTTCCCTTTAGTTGCTTTTAAAAGATCCTTGATTGTTTGGATTATATCTTTTATTTTTGGATCGTTAGGATTGATCGTATCAACACCGTTGGCAAATGTGGTTGATCCATTCGAAACTATGTTGTAAGCAAAATTATATCCATTGGGAAATTTTGCTTTCAATCTTTCGATACTACTAAGTGCAGGACCACCAAGTGCTTCAGAAATAACAATATTACGTGTTGTACTAGATCCGTGAAGATTTAAAATTCTAAACTTTTCGTCTTCGGTAATAAACGTTTTTTGACTCATGGACATTTTTATAATAAATATGTCCTTAAAAAAAAAATTAATGTTTAGAACATCCTAACTCCTCAATTATTTTTTTTCCGATAGAAATTCCATTATAAGTGTCTTCTAACACAACGTATTCTTGTCTTGTGTGATACCGGTAGTATCCGATAGAAAGATTGAAACAGGATAATCCAAAGTTTTGATTTAAAGGGAATATGTCAGTGTAAGGATGATATTGATATAGTGGATCACTAGGGAAATTTTCACAAATTAATCTATTCCCAACTTCAAAAAACTTACTTTCTCGATTAAACATTTTCTTTCCCATCAGGTATTCTGATATCATATTGTTTTCCGGTGCGTCAAATTGAATGCAGTACCCAACGTTTGAAAAAAATTCTGGGTCTGCCGCTTTAGAACCGTGACAACCGGTTTCTTCAGAAACAAAAAATGCTGATTTAACATTATCGAGTTCCAATAAAGAAACCATGCAGGCAAATACACCACATTTATTATCACCACCAATACCAGTGGGATCACCCTTGTCATTAAGAGCCCTCCAGGATTTTTTCAGTTCACCCTGGGCGTTGGGTAACATTTCCTCAATAATATTAATTGGTTCAATGTTATGTACTGTATCGGTGTGTGCGATCACACAAGGAAAAAAATCAACGTCCTGGGAGGTTTGCTTTGTTGCATAGATGTTTTTCATCTTATCAACATAAAAAGGTATTTTATTTTCCTCTAACCAATCACAAATAAACTTAACAAGTAAATCTTCTTGATAAGTTTTTGAAGGTACTGAAAGTACACTTTTTAAAAGTTCTAAATTATTCATCATGGTACAAATTTACAACGTTTTATTTTATCTACCAAAAAATTTGACTCATTAAAAAAGTTTTTTTATATTTATGTCTGTAAATAGTTCATTGAAAACACACCGTACAAAATATATGGGCCTATATTGGATTTGACGGGCGTTGGTTGGATTAAAGGAGCATGTCGGGTCTGAATTAAACTCGTTAAAAACTGATTCGAACAACAACTGGCAATGTGCTAAACAAAATGGAAACTCTTGGTTTACTAAGAGGTTCTGAAGTTACTGTAGCCTAATAGGTTTACGGAAACGGAGGGTCGATCAGACAGATACCTAGTAACAGAAGTCGTAGATGAGTTGGTTTTCACTCTAAAAGAAAACAACGGTCTCGTTCAGAGGGCTACCGTAA